CATTGTTGTTCTTCCAACGGTGATGTGTTACACCTAAGCTCTTAACATAACCTCTCCAACCCACACGTGGTGAACCAAATGTATACAGTTCAACCGGATCGTTAAGTTCTTCATCATGTAAACAACGGCTTGCCATTATAGTTGCCATTGCCGCTCCTAGTGAGTGTCCACAGAACCATAGTGTCTTGCCTAAGTTTGCTTTACGGTTAATGTCTTCTGTGATAGCAGGCCATAGTTCGTCTACTTCTGCTTTAAAACCTTGATGTACTCTTGATATTGTTTCTGCCATTACTGGTATTGCTTTTAGATCTGCACTAATATCATTGAACTCTGTTGGTTCAGTTCCACGACATGCAATTACTAGATCGTCTTTATTCATAAAACGGTATGCTTGTGCTCCGTCTTTTTCATAAAACTCAGTTGTTGTAAACCCTAATTTCTTTGCTTGACTCTTAGCATCTTTGATGTTACAATATGCTATACTAGCAAGTTTAGCAAATAATAGGGATCTCTCATTAAAATTTAGTTTTGATATACTCATACGCCCTCCCTTATCTATTACAATCATATTTATCGAAACGCTAAATACATATACGGAGCATTAACATGAAAAAACGCACAAGGTCAATTTTAGAAGAATTAAACAGTTTAGGTCGTAAACACAATAATGATCGTTTAATAGAGTCTTCAGCTAGTAATATTATTGAAAGTAGTATAAATCTATTAAATCGAATATCGGAAACTTATGACGATGTTACAGCAAGTGAGCTTGAACGTCGATTTATTAATGCAATTAAAAGTGGCGATCCTCGCAAATTTAAACGTGGAATTAAAAAAGTAATAGAGGCTAAGAATAATGATACTAAGTGAAGGCGGCAATGTATTTAAAACAGAGCCGGAGAAAGAACTAATTGCACAGCGAATTGCAACGCCTGATGTTGACCCTACTATCAAATGGCTTGAAAAGGTTATTGGATTTGAAATAGATGAACAAGATCTACTAGGTACAACTGGTAAAAAGAATCATCCTAGTGGAAAGTTTGAACTTAATTCTTCAGGAGATTTAGATATCAATACAGATGAGAATAAAGTTTCTAAGCAAGATTTAATTAACAAGTTAACCGTCTGGTGCAAAAGCCAAGGTATTGCTGATGCAGACATAATGAACAAAGGGCGCACCAAGCAAGACGGATGGGTACACAACGCAGGTGACCAAGTACATTTTCGTACTCCTATTAAAGGTGATGCTAACAACGGCTACGTACAAACAGACTTTATGTTTACACTAAAGCCTGACTATCAACGCGGAGCCAAGCGTGGCGGCACAGATGAATACGGCGGAGCATTGAGAGCAATGTTACTTGCAAGTCTTGCAAGAGGACGTGGATATAAAATGAGTCCTAAGTTTGGTATTGTTGATCCTAACAACGGCGACCAAGTTGTAGCAGACGATTGGTCAAAAGGTATCCCAGAAATATTATTAGGTAAAGGTGCTACTGAAGAAGATACTCACACAGTTGAAAGTATGATTGCCTTCCTAAGAGCAAACGAACCTAACTATGAAGAACTAGTTGCACAGTTTGAATTCCAATTAGAAAAAGAAGGTAAGAAACTTCCTGAAGCAAAACAAACTGGATATACAACATTAGAAGATAAACAGTTAGATAGAATTAAAGAACTAAGCGGACTTACACTTAATAGTACTAGGATGATTTCATGAGGTTAAAAGAGTTCGTCAAAGAAAACTTCCAGCATTTGGATACAAACATGTCAGGTGGCCTTGCAAAGTCAGGCAATCGTAATGCTGTTAAAGAATTACAACAGTGGTTGAATGACAATGGATACGAAGCAGGTTCAGTTGACGGAATATACGGATCACGTACAGCAGGTGCTGTGAAAGAATTTCAAACAGATAATGGCTTGACTGTTGATGGAGATGCTGGTAAAGAAACTATAAGTGCAATGCTAAAAACAACAGGCACACCAGTAGCCGCAAGAGTAAACAAAGCAAAATCGCAAGTAGATTCAAAACTTATATCACAGATTCCTAATGATAAAATTGTTCCCGCACTGAAAGATCAAGTAGAACGTTTCTTAGGCGCCGAAGTTGACGTATATGATCTTGATTTACTTATTAGAGCTACAGCTGCAGAAGCAAGTGCTAATTCAAAAGAAAGAGCAGGAGTTGCGGCAGTAATTTTAAATAGAGTACGGTCGGGTAGATATCCTTCAACTATTGAAGGTGTATTAACCCAAAGAAATCAATTCCAAGCTGTCACAGGAACCAGTGCAGATCCAGGACCTAGTAGTAACTTTACAAATGTAGGCGGCGGAACTGTTAGAGGCGTAGCAAAAGACATCATACAATATTTAGGAAGCATGAGCAAGAGTTGGCTAAACTTTACAGCAAACAATCCAAAAGCATATGGCCCTGGTACAAACTTAGATTTTATGTACACAATGAGAGATGCACCTAACTCGCAAGTAGTTGGACAAACAGTATTTGGAACGGCGTAATGAGATATAGTGAATTTAAATTAGTAGAATCTAAAGTACATCTTAAAGAAGGTGCTAGAATTGATCATGCTGAAGACATTATCTTTTGGGAAGGTTCTAAAGGAGCAATCCGTGCATTAGAATCATTAAAGCAAATGGAACAAGGTGGACACACTAACGTCACAGTTAAATGGGACGGATCCCCTGCACTTGTTTTTGGACGTAATGAAGCAGGTGAGTTTATACTTACAGACAAGTCTGGCTTTGTTAAAAAAGGTGGAGTTGAACGTGCTACAAGCGGAGACGATCTTGCAAACAACTTACTCAATCGTAGCGGCGGAGCAAACAAAGAAGATCCAACACGTATAGCATTTGCTACTAATATGAAAGACATCTTTGATCAGTATGAAAGAGCTACTCCTAAAGACTTTAGAGGTTACTTAATGGGCGACTTGTTATATTATAACACACCTAAAGTAATTGATGGCAAATATACATTTACTCCAAACATTGTTACATATAAAGTAGATGTTGACAGTGACTTAGGAAAACGTATTAGTCAATCTAAAACAGGAATAGTTGTACATAGACTACTAGACGAACAAGGTAATCAATCTCCTGTACCACAAGACCTACAAATGTTAGGTAATGAAGTAATGATATTCCCTAGTGTAACAGTTTCAAAGCCAGCTGAAATTGACGATGAAGATATAAACCAGTTAAAGGCTGTAGTTGCACAACATGCACAAGGCATTGATAAGATGTTAGATGTTAATACTCTTACACAAATGCAAATGAAAGATTTACCACAAATATTTTACACATACTTAAACGGTAAAGTTGACAGTGGACTAGCAAATATTGGCGCAGACTTCTTACAATGGATTAAAACTAGCAAAGTCAGTGCAAAGAAACAACAAAAGATAGCAGAGTATCTAGGACAAAACAAACAAGCCTTTGATGCAATGTGGAAAGTTGTTTCAGGTATTATGACGATTAAAGACAAAGTGATAAATCAGTTTGATAGTCATGATGCAGATGTAACATCTGAAATTGGCAGCCATGGACCTGTGTCACAAGATGCCCATGCAGCTGGCGGAGAAGGATATGTACTAGCACACCCTAAAGGTGACATCAAGTTAGTACCAAGAGCTAGTTTTACTAAAGCAAATAGATCAATACAAAGATAGGAAAAAACTATGAAAATGAACGATATACTAAACGAAGTAAATGATAACTTCGGTCTTTCACCAGAACAGCGTAAACTTGCTAACATGGGTAGAACACTTATGAATGCAGCCGCAACTACAAAAGATGACGCATTGTCAAACGTAATGTCAAAAGTAGGTAACGAACTTACTAACTTTGGAGCATTATTTGGCGCAACAAATTTAGCAGAACTTGTTAAAAAAACAGGTGTATCAGCAGAAGTAATTAAGAAACTAATGGCTTATGCAGATAAGATTGGTGATGTACATACAGACCTTAAAAAAGATCATGCTGATAGTGGCTTAGATGATAAAGACAATGACGATGATGACTTTAACGAACCAAGTGACGCAGACATAGACAGAGACGCAGTAGCATTTGCTAAAGGCCAGTAATGGATTTTATACAAGAGATACATGAGGCACGCCTCACACGCAATGATCAAAACATAAGAGTTTTGACATATACCGATTGCTGTGAAAGATTGTATCTCTCTTTGTTAATACTAGAACTTCTTAGAAAGTTTCCAACATCTGCTAATGCAGCAAAGCAGTATGCACAGAACACAGGCAAGTATGCTGGCTTTAATATGTTTAGGATGTCAGGAACTGATTT